CAGAGTCCGGTAGGGGCTTGCCGCATACGCTGCACACGTTGCGGCCCCCCATTGGGAATGCGGCCATGATTGTTTCGAGTTTCACTTGGTTCACCTCCCTTGCTGGCTCCAGTGTAACACCTTGTAACGACTTATCCATGTTTTTTCAACAGTTTCCGGCATTGTCTCAAGTCCATCGTGCCCAAACCCATCGGATAGTAGTAGACGCCGCCCCACACACCGGTCGCATGGGTGCGACGCTTCCTGTCCGGTCTCCCCACGCCGTCCCACTCGCCGAACCTTGCGCATTCTGATTTCACCGGGCACGTCTCGCACGTGGATAACGCCACTTCGAGTCCGGCGAGGTCCATCGAGTCGGGCACGAACAGATCTGGGTCGAGGTCACGGCATGCGGCGGAGCGTTGCCAGTCGGTTCTCATGGTTTGCCTCCCAGATACGAGAATATCCCGCCATCCAGTATACGGGTGACGGGATACATGCCTCTGTAGGCGATTCTTTGGGGCCTCTAACAGGCGTTCCGGTTGAAGCCGGACAATGTGTGGTACTTGGTCGCCATGAGCTTGCTGAGAGCGTTTTTGAAGCTCTGTGGAATAGGCTTGCGGCCGTGAAGGTAGTCGCCCACCGAGTTTTCGTCGCAGTCGCACGCATCGGTCAGTTGGAATATGTCGAGCACCTGCATGCGATGGCGATTTCGACCGGCCACCAATCCTCTTCCTGTTCCAGCGTCTCCATGATGACGCACAGCTCACACCAATCGGTGTAGGTCGGCAGTGGACGGCGCGGATAAGCCTTCAGGATGTCCGGCCGGTAGTCGTGGATGGCTGCGTACAGGATGCTGAACGCGGTTTGACGGGTCATGAATTCCATTGTTGGGTTCCTTTCCTGTTATCACAGTTTCCAATTGTCGGGTACGGCCTGCAACACCCAATCAGGGGTGAATCCCTCACCGTCCTGGCTGTGGGACATGTAGTGGGTTTCCACGTATCGTTCGCGGACGGGCGCGCCGGTGGTCGGGTAGGTGATTTTCTCCACCACGTCCCTGACGCCTTCGCCGTCCGCGTCCTTCACCCATCGCCGGTCGAGAAGCTGCCTGAGTTGGATGGACCCGTTCGGCAGCGTGCTTCGGCGTGGGTAGTCCGGCATGGTGCGCATGAACGCTTTCCTGTCATGTGTCATAGTGGGTTCCTTTCCTTGGGTTGACGGTTACGAGTGTAACACCTTCACCGTTGTACGCAAACCGCCTTCACGAAAACGCCATACAAGGGCAACGGGTGACTTGGGTGGGTTACTTTGGGGTTCCTACTATATATATATTTTTTCTTGCCAATTTCCCTTGAAACATATGGAAGAGAGTGGATGGTTAACCAAGTCACCCGATATGCTCCAACGCCTTACATACGTAGGTCTGACCTTGGGTGACTTGTTGGGTAACATTGACGTTCGGGGTGACTTCACATGTCACCCGATTATGTGATGGAATTGTAAATGGTGACTTGAAGTCACCCGAAGGTGACATCACCCCACTATCATGGGACATGTCACCCAACCAGAAAGGAACTCACATGAGCACCGAAATCACCAACACCGGCACCAAAGACCTCGCCGCGGAAGACAATGACACGTCACGCAAGCCGAAAAAACTAACCGACAGCCAGCTCCTCGACTGGCTCGAAGATACGTTTTCCGGACTTGTGGATGACACGACGGGCGCATTGCTCGCGGTAGCAAGGGATCGTTGGGTTGCGAGCCCGGTTTCCGATGACGCCGCGGGCCTCCTGTATTCACAGGCAGTCAAACTCGGACGCGCCGAAACCGGATACCTGCCCACGCCGAACGCCATCAAATCCGCCATTGCCGGTTTCAAGGCCGGAAGCGGCGATTGGCCGGTACACCCAATCCCCTACCGCATGACCCGCGTGGGAGACGAAATCTGGGTGGACGGCGGTCAGCCGCGCGAACACGACCGCACGGTATGGCATATAACCCCCGACGTTATCGAGGAGCTGGGACAGCCTGCGCAAGGCGTCGTGTTCCGTCGCTCACGTCGCACCGCGCCCATGCCCCGACCCGACCTCGATGTGGACTGGGAGCGGAGCATGGCGGATTACGTGAAGCTGTTCCCAGGCTTCAACGAAACGCAGGTAAAACTGTCGTGGCTGTGGGACGCCTACTGCTACGCGCATCCCAGCGAGAAAATCCCCATCAAGAACCTGTCCGGCCCGGCAGGCTACGGCAAGTCGTCCGTAATGGACACTGACATTCTCCTCGTGGACAACGCTCTCGCCGTCAGGGGCGGCAACCGTGGCGTCCGTCTCCGTGAAAAAGCCGACGATGATGATTTGGCCTCCGTGGCAGCGCAAAGCTATCTCGCCGCGTTCGACAACTTGAGCAACGTGACCGAACACAGCGATCTTCTCACCAGCTTCAGCACGGGCGGAACGCTCGCCAAGCGACAGCTGTACACGGATGCGGAGTTGGCGAGCGTCACGATGCTCAAACCAACGATTCTGACCGCCATCACGTTGCGCGGCGTCGGCGCCGACCTCGCCAGCCGGTTCATCGAGATCACCGCCGAACACAAGCCGCCATACAACGCGAACTGGGAATCGTGGCGTGACAGTCTCATTCCAGGCATCCTCGGGGGCATGTTGCGGTACGTGCAGGCTATGCTCACGTTCGAGAAGACCGTGCCCAACCCGTCCGTGTCCACCCGTGTCGCCGCATTCAGCCACTGGGTGTACGCCTACGACAAGCTCACCGGTGAAGACCTGCTCACCCAGTACGTCGCTAGCACCAAGGACAGCCAGCTAGACAACGCCGACGCCTCCACCGCCGTGCTTATCATGGTGGACATGGCCCAGGAAGGCGTGTTCACGGAAAACGACACTTGGACCATGGGTGACTTGTTGACCGCCATGAAGCAACGTCAACTTGGCAACATCGACAAGTACGGCGGAAGCTTGCCGAACAGTCCGAAAGGGTTGGGAGACAGCCTCACCCGCAACATGGACGCCCTGCTGCTGTACGGCATCCAGATCGAGAAGACCGGCCGCAAGCTACACGGCCGTCCGACCCGTCGCATCGTTTACACGGAACCGGTGGACGTTGCCGAACCCGCCATGGACACGGTGCCGGCAACGACCGCATCACAGTGCGTCTGGGACATCTAAGGTGTTACACTAGGGGTGTGGTCAATCACCCGGCCACACCCCATTCAAATAAGGAGAATCACAAATGCTGTTCACATGCGCCGCACCCGAATACATGGCCGAAGGCTGGAGGGTCATACCGCTCCCACCTAAAGACAAGTTTCCGCCACGGAAAGGCTACACCGGCTACGACGGCAAAGATCCCGACCGTGAGACCGTGCTTCACTGGTTCGAATCCGACATGAAGTGGCGCGGTAATGCGGGCTTCAATCTGGCCGTCGTACTGCCTGAAGACATCATCGCCCTAGACCTTGACGCGCCGGACGGACACCGGGTCAAGGAAGACGGCGTTAAGACCATCAAGACTCTGGAAAGCGAACTCGGGGCACTGCCTCAGACCGTTACCAGTTGCCACGGCAGCCAGGACAATCCGTACCGGCATCGCCTGTACCGGGTGCCTACCGGACTGCACTTCGACGCCGTTGGAGGCGGCGTTGACACGATACAGCACTCGCACCGTTACCTGTGCGCATGGCCTTCCGTCCATCCGTCCGGCGAACGCTACGAATGGTATGCGCCGGACGGTTCGCGCCTCGGTCGCGTTCCCACACGCGACGACATCGCACCGTTACCGCAAGCGTGGCTGGAGCGCATGAAGATAAAGCCAGCGAAGCCGCGTGAAACGCCGGCCGGCCACATGCCGTCCCTATCGTCGGACGCCGGCCGGAACGGCCATTGCAAGGCCGTACAGACGGTGATTGACAAGTATATTGCCGACCCGACCTATGGGAAGTCCAGCCGCCATGACGGGTTCTGCAAGCTCGCCATGGTGTTGGCCATCATGGAGGCGGAAGGCCATCACGGCGCATGGGATACGGCGCTCGGACTGGGGGACGGGTTCGTGTCCATGGTCGCGCCGGAACGCAAGAGCGAATCGGTTGCCGCGTCCGAACGTGACGGGATTCTGAATTCCGCGTGGGACAAGTTCGGCGGTGCGGGCGGCGGCGAGGATCCGTGCGTGACGTACCGGCGTGAGAAGCCGCGTCGCCGATTCAAGCCCGCCCATACCGGCTCGTTCTAGAAATGTGTGGATAATGTGCTGAAGCCCCGGACTTGGTGTCGGGGCTTTCCCATACCCGCTATATTGGAAACCGTCAACAGGAAGTTGACACCACCCACAGAAAGGAACCCACAATGCACATCGCAAACGGAATCTGGTACGCGGTCGCCGGACCCACCCAGTACCTTCTCGGAAGCGACGAAGTGAAAACCTACGCGAAGGCGGACACCATGTACAAGGTGGCCGGCGAACGCTTCCAGGGCGAAGTCATCCTCCCCGGCGCAGTACTGCTGTCCGACCCGAAACCATACGCCGGGGACTCCTACCGCATTGAAATCACGCCGTTGAAACCGTTCACCCCGGACCTTTGCTCGGACGGCGAACGCCATACGGTCGTACACATGCCATACGGGACGTTCAAGGCCGAAACCGGTGTAGTCATGTCAAGCCCCATCGTTGTCATGGGCGACGGCCTGACCATGGACGCCGCACAGCTCGCCTCCTACTTCAATGCGGACGGAAGCCATAACGACAAGTGGAACGATGAGGTCGGCGAAGCCAACATCGACTGGAAGATCTAGCATCCACGTCAAGAAACACTGAAGCCCGACCGGGGAACCCAATAAAACCGGTCGGGCTTCAGCATTCATCACCCAATGCGAGGGAGGCGTAAAGAGACCGCCTGCAACCTCACGTTTCACGATTATAGCAGAAACACCAGAAAACATACGCACAAGGTGTTACACTGGTAAGTGACAACCCAATAAACATCAAGGAGCAACCCATGTTGACAGACATCAGCCAAACCATCACCTACACGCTCGACACCAAGGTGCTGCCACCATACGACGCCGACACCGACTGGACCAAGGCGGAAGCATACCGGTACAGTAACATCGATGAAATCACCGACCACGGGTATATCCAAGGCAACGTGTTCCACGGAGCCTATTTCGGAGACGCACCGGCAAGCGAAGCCATCCGCACCGGACGCACCTATTACAATCTCGCCGAACAGGAAACATACCTACACCCCGACAACCTATGGATTCACGACGAAACCTTGGCGCTCATCGGATACAAGAATGGAGGCATCGAAGTGGACCATTTGATTTTCATTGACCTCGGCCTGTACCTCACCGACCATGAAACCGAAACCGGTATCCTCGACCGGTTCTGCGACTATGGGGGAAAAGTCAACGCCGACATCGACTGGTACCGGCTATTCGAAAGCGATGAAAAATTCCAGCTTTTTATGAAAGGATTCGAACATTGAGCAAGACACGCAAGACGCCGTTGCGACTGGTGTTCGACAAATGCCCGACATGTGACCCGGATTCCAAGGCGTATCTGAACGCCGGCCGCGATTGGGCCATGAAGCACGGCACGTTCGCCATGGTCGTACCGCCCGGCTCCAGTCTGAGAGGCGAACTCACCCGTCAGCACAGGCTCCAACCGCCGTTCGCCGAATACGACGGCCACGCCGCAAAGGACATGAATCAGCTATGAACCATACGATAAGAAACAGCATCATCGCCGGGCTTATCGCCGGATATGCCATCACCGTCATACAGGTGTCGGACGGTCCGGCGCACGTCTTCGAGAACGCCCGCACATGGTGGCGGGAACACATGACAGTCGGACACTTGGACGCGCTAGCCGATTGCGGTTGGTGCGCCGCCCCCTACGTCACATTGCCAGTGTTTCTTGCCGTAACCGCCATTCTAAGAGGCGAACGGCGTAAGGCGGTACAAGCAGTAGGGTACGCCACCGCAACAGCCATAGCGGCGTTCATACGGCATGAAGCCGACCGGTATTAAATCTACCGAAAAAAAAAACAGTGAAGCCCCGATCACCACGACCGGGGCTTCATCATATCCGAGGTAAGACTATTTGCCTTCCAGAGCATCCTTAGACAGCTGACCGCCAAGCGCCTGATTCACGACCGTGTACACGGTCTGGGATACACCAACGACGGCGGCGAGCACGACACCCCAGCCGTTGCCGGAGAATCCACCGGTAGCGGCGATGGCGACGGTACCGAACACGAGGGACACGGCCAGGGACACAAGACCCGTGTATTCGGTCGGAATGTACTTCTTGAACGCCTGCACGAACGCTGGGGTGACAAGAGCCACCAGAGCTCCGGCCAGCGTGGTTGCGGCTGTGATATCCATCATGGTTCCTTTCCAAGAAACAGTAGAGGCGCACCCCTGTTACGGGATACGCCTCATATTCTACACGCCGATGCTACCAGTATAGAACCTCACCAGGATAGATCAGAGCGGGGTTTCCGGAACGGTACCCATGGATCAGCGTGTAGCTGATGCCATACCGGGCGGCGATGCCGCTTAGCGTGTCATTGGCACGAACCACATAGGAACGCCCGTAGTTCGGCGCGTTCGACTCCGTGTACGACGGCGCGGCCTGACCACTCAGACGCGCATTCACAATCGCCATCACCTTGTCATAGTTGCCGCCAAGACGCTGCCGACGATACGGGTCGTTGCCGTAGTCGCCGCGAATGACGGCGGTGGCGAGCGCGTTGTAATCGACGGATGGTGCGGGGGTGGCAGTAGAGCCGCCGCCGTAGGTTACGACATCGCCCACGTAGTAGCGGTTGATGTCACCGCTTGGCGTGTGCCATGCGGACAGTGGCCATGCGTTGTAGGCTACGGCGAGTCCCCAGATGGTCTCGCCCCACTGCATGGTGTGGCTGATGCCACCCGTGCTGGGAGTGGGCTGGGGGGTGTTCGGCTGCACGGGCGCGGATGGGGTTTGCGTGGCCGGTGGCGTGAATCCGCCGGTTGGGTTGGCGTACAGATCCCACTGCCATGCGTCGCCACGGAACAGGTCGAGGTCGATGGGACTCCACGTGTTGACGACACCGGTGCCGCTGTACTGTCGCATGGCCTCGCCGTATGCGCCGATCATCCACGGATTGGCCTGATAGCCGGTCGGGCTCATGTTCGCGTATTGGGCGATCCACAAACCGTATCGGTCGCGGATATCCTGCGGGATGGTGCCGGCCACCGGGCCGGTGTACAGCAACGGGCGCACACCGCCGGAAAGCCGCTCACATTCGGCCATGAATCGGCGTACCCAATCCCAGTTGCCCCATGCGGGGTTGTCATCCATCTCCCAGTCGAGCGCCACGATGCCGTGACGCCAATAGTTCGACGTATTCAGCCAGAAGAATTTGGCTTCCGCCTCCGGGTTGCCGCCCATCGCGTAATGGTAGAGACCGAACCGTTTGCCGGACGCCTGCGCCTGGGCGATCATGCGGTTGGCATCGGTGTTGACGCCGGACACAAGACAGTTGTTGTTGACCTGTCCGGTGCCCCATGTGGTACCGACCACCACGAAGTCCGCCTGCGTGTTGGCAATGTCGATGCCGCACTGCCAATTGGACACGTCGATGCCCTGCATGTCCGCGAACGCCATGGGCGTGATCGTGAACATTGCCAGCACCGCCGCTAGAAACGCCATGAGACGTTTACGAAAACGGGTCATAGTAGAACCTCCAATCGTTAAATGGATAATCCAACTATGACCCTAGCAAACTTCCGGCCGATACCCTAAGACAGTGGCTTACTGTTCGGTTTGTCACACAGGTTACCGAACTCGCCACGAATTTCGTCAGGTAAATGCGGTTTCGGGTTCTCTTTGAGAATCGACGTGTCGATACGGTCCGTGATCTGCGCCAACCAGTGAAACAGTTTGCGCAGGTATTCGACCGCAAGCATGTAGTGATCCCGGTAGCCTTCCAGTTCACCCACCTGTTGTTCGAGCGTACTGATACGTTCCTCCAACGGTTTGATAAGGTGTTCCGTCTGCGCGGACACGATGTCGCGCCATTGGTCGGACGTGCTGTGCCTCCATGTGACCACGGCTGAGACGATTCCAGCCAGACCGCCCCCGCCGAGTAGGAGCGTCGACCATTGGAACCATTCAGGCATCAGTACTCCACCACGAACCAGTGCGGGCCGGCAGCGACGGTAAGGCTACCCAGGAGGGTTAGATCAATTCGCTCCCCATTGACTATTGAGCTTGAGATATAAATAGCATTATGGTCTTCGACCATAATGCTCTTGCCGTTGAGGAACGAGGCCAGCCTGGTGAGGCCTCCTGATCTGAAAGGCTTACCGTTCACCATGCGAAACTCCAATGAGATTTCATCGAAGCTGATTGCTTGTTCGGTCACATAGAAACCGAACCAGACCCCAAATTGATTAACGTAATCATCGGAATCGACGCAGATCGGCTTCGGTGCGATGTTGGAATACAAAGTGCCAAGGACACGCACACTGGACACGCAACCGACTGCCGCGAACAGTTCGGAACCGTCACCCATCTGGATGGTTTTGTCGTCATAGGATACACCACCTAGAGTGACCGATGTCGCCGGAGCCAAGGCAAGCTGATTGTCGTGTGCCGTCAAACCTTTGGTATTGTCGAACATGACTTCAGGGCCGTCGCTGGTTTTCGCAAGCGGAACGGAAGCATACGAGGACGGAGTCTTGACCATCCGTACTTCAAGTTCGTTGTTCTCAGTGAACATCAAACCGCTCTTGCTGGAGGGCAGCTTCACCCTGACTGAGTTTTTACCTCCGGCTTGATCCACTGTGAGTCCCTGTGCCGTTTCAAGCGAGACTACACCGTTGTCAACGTTGAGTCCATCACCCACCTGCAAGATGCCCTTGCTGGTATGAGAACCGTCACCGACCGTCTGCGCGGTCGCCTTCAAGCCGCCCGCCGCATCGAACTCAAGGCCAGGGTTGTCGGCGCTCAGGTTGACGGCCAAGCCAGCATCCGAGGAAACAAGCCCCTTGGTACGGTCGATAAGCACGCCATCGGCGACCGGACCTTTGAGACTCAATAGTCTTTGCGAACCGTTGACATGCAGTCCTTCATTGTCATCACGGAAGACAAGAAACACGCTACCATCAGCGTCCATGATGAACGCTTTGTCCGTATAGTTCGTATCAATGTCCGGCCTTGGATAGATGTTCGCTGAATTTTTCGCAATCGAGTAGTCGCTGAACGTTGAACTGATGGCGTAGGTGAAGACGAACACAGGGAAACCGTCAACGCCCTGCGGACCGGTAGGCAAGCCAACCTCGACATTGTAATCGCCGTCAGCGTTCTTGTTGGAAGTGACGGTTGCCTGCTGCCCAGCCTGAAGCGTGGTTGCCGTAATGGAGGCGATGGAAGCTCCGCGCGGCAAACCGAGATTCATGGTCTTATCCCACTTGTCGCCCGTCAACTCGAACGTGGGAGCCTCGTTCGGCTTCCGCTCGGTCACGGTTCCGGCCGCGATGTTCGCGCCGTCAACGAGGGACTGCATGTCGTTCTTCACCGTGTTCACGCCGTCGATGGCTGCTTGCGAATCGGTGTCGAACTTATCGAGTTTCGCTTTCGAAAAAGTATTGAAATCAGCCACCGCCTTATCCGACTTCGTGTTGAACCCGTCGATGGCGTTCTGCCCGTTCGTGTTGAACGTGGCGATGGCGGCGTTACCGCGATCCACCACATCCTGAATCTGACCGTCACCATGATTGATGAGATTATGCCATTCCTCCAGCGGATCCGGGTCAGTGCCGTCACCCGCTTTCAGCACGCTTTCGTCAACGATGGCGTTGAAAGTCCGCGAGCACACGATTTCATCCTTCGCGGCACTACCGGTGCCGGTGGTCTTCTGTAGTTCGATAGCCATGGCGGTATGCGAGCCGGTGAGGTTCGTGAAAGCGGCACGCGGAACGGTGACGCGGAAACCCCACGTGTCTTCGGACACGAATTTGCTCATAGTCTTGTATCCGCCCGGATAAGCGGTGCCAACCTTCGGGTTGAACAGTAGACGTGCGGTGAAAGTGACCGAACCTGGTTCGGTCGGGTAATCAATGACCTTGCCATCCTTCAACAGGCGAACCGTGATGGTACGGCCCTCCACGTCGCCGCCGCTCAGCCGGACTTCGGGAATCCAGTCATTCGCACCGTCGATATCAATGTCGATGTTGCGGTAATCGTCAAAAGTAGGCATTCCAGCTACCTCCTGAGTCCTTCAAGAAACTTCGTTTTTTCTTCACCAATACTAGCAGTCAGCCAATCAGGTACACTTGACCGTTCCTCCGTCGAACTCGCCAACATGAGGGCCGTGGAACCACCTGTGGGCAGCTTCGGCAATCCAAGCTGTTCACGTGCCTTGTTCTGTGCCTCCACAAGCGATTCTTTGGGGTATTCCACGGCCGCAAGCAACAAAGCCCTTGACTTATCCGTATCCGCTGAAAGAGTGTCTTCCAGAGCCTCATAGAGAGGAGTGAACACGTTATCACCGGTCGCTTCGTCGTATATATTCGGCGCGTTCTCCACGATGGTCGGCATCGCTTTCACACATTCCTCCACATCCGTGTATCCGAGAAGCATCATATAGGAGGCGATGATGGCTGGGGACGTGAGAACGAACCTGCCTCCACAGGTCGCGCCCGAAGCGTTCTTCTCGTTCGGATCGTAGTCAAGCGTGACAAGCACCTGACCGTGGTTCTGTTCATACTTCATAGCCGTTCCTTTCATCAGAGAAGCACGCCAAGCGTATTGAGGTAGAAATTCACGTTGCCATCAGAGAACATCTTGGCGAAATCCCCGTACCTGACGTTCAGGTCAGACACGACATTTTGAACACCGCCAACAGTGCCTGCCTTCCATTGCACAATAGTCGGGCTTATCTGCACAGTCCTAGGCGCACTGTTCACCCACACCTTCCAGCCACCGGCACTCGCATTGGAAACCGTAGTATCAAAGAACAGGCTGCCATCCGAGGCGATATGATCGAGCGTAGCCAAAGGTTTGTAACGTCCGCTCTTCGCCGGTTGTGCAGTGACATCAAACTCCAACCACTGGGCGGCGGCTATATGAGCGGACTCCCAATAGAAGAACTGGAATGTACCAAGGTTCGTCCAATAACCAAGCTTGCCACCGATGTACACGTTTTGCGTGTCGGAGTTAAGCTCAATGCCGAAACTGTTCGGATTCTTCGTCTTGTCTGACACCCACATGGTAGCCACGTTCGGGGTGCCGCTCTGACTTGAAAGCGAACCTGAACCAAGCCCCAGTCCGGCGCTCTTGTTCTGAAAAACGTCGATTCCAAGCCGCATGGCATGCAATGGCTTGTCGTTATTCTTGTCCCATCCGATATAGGACACGTAGCCGCCGTGGTCGGCGACACTATCCCGGTTGCGGTCGAAGAACCTGATGCCGGACCCATCGGCAGTATCACCAGTGCTGGAAGTCCAATCGAAATCCGGGTAGAAGGCCGCTTCCGAATGGCCGTCCGTCGAAACGGTCTGGAACTGCCCCAGCATGTGAAGCATGTTGTTCGACAAATCCCAGTAGCTCTTCCCATCGGCGGACTGGAGCTTGCCAGCCACGATAAGGTCCGCGAGGAAGCCGTCACCCGTGCCAAACGTCTTCCAATCCCACGACCCATCCGCCTTCTTACTGTTGGCGATACGGAAATACCCGCCGCCAAGCTGAATCGCCTTGTCGGGGTTCTGATCAATGGGCTTGTTGTATACGATGATGCCTTCGCCTGGGGTCATGTACGTCCAGCCACCGGTCGCGTTCAACACTTGATTCAACCCGTCAACGACCTGCTGCATGTAGCCCGGCTTCGCGTTCACCACATCGTTCACCGCACCACTGGAAGACCACAATTGACTGACCGTGCTGTTCAATTCGTTGTTGCGTTGCGTGTACGATTGGACGATGTTGCCAAGCGTTATCTTCATGCTGGTAATATCGCCGGTCGGATCATCCTCGATGGCGAGCACACGGCCACTGAGTCGAAGAGTCGGGTTGAACGTGGTATCCACGATCTGCACGCCGTCACCCAAATGAAGCTGTTGGATGTCGAAGTTAGCCAACTGGAGCGCGGCCACGTCCGCCGTGTAGGAGACCTTCGGCACGACCGACTCTTTGAGCGCGGCTTTCGTCAACGCCAACAGTTCGGACGGATCCTCGCAATCGGGAAACTCCACCGTCCCCTCGGCGTGAACCTTCGTACCATCCGGCCCGACCACGCCCCACTGTTGGAGCGCCGTGGCATCCTCCACGTACTTCTTCCCGTTGTTTACGGACGCGAAGTCGATTTTACGGCCGTAACCACCGGTCGCATTGCCTTCATCATCGGTCGTGGCAAGCCCTTTACCGTACCCGTAAAGCCGCGTGTACACGTTGTCCGCGCTCACCGTCCGTTTGATGGACTGAAGGTCGGAACCGTACTCGAACCGTTTGCCGGAATCACTGCCAAGCCGACCCACATTGATAAGACGATGCTCGATATGGGTCATGTCAACGGACGGCTTCACCTCGGTCTCGAACTCAACGCCGGCCGCTTCCAGAAACGTCTGCAAGGCGTTCAACGCGGACACGTGATAATAGTTCGTCTGCACGGTGCCGGACGCGATGGTACCCAACTCCCAGCGCGTACCCTCGATGGCCTTCGTGACCGCCTCGGTGAACGTGCCGTTATTGATACGCTTGTCATCCACATACTTCAGGTCAAGTTCCTTGATGGAATCGACGGCGTTGAACGAGGAAACCGGAATGGTGCCCGCGCGTTCGACGGAAGGCTGTGTGACGATATACTCGCGGTACTTGCCTTCCGGGTCTTTGAACACGATACGGTCATCCTTATCGACCGTGTTCAGGCACGTGATGGAGAGCGTGTTCGTCCCATCCGTCTTGCGGGTGCGCTTGCACTGTACGACGTTAACCAGATCATGCTTGTAATTGCCGAAACGGTCATAGACTGCGAAACGGGTCAAGACGTGCCTCCTAGAACATCCAACGCGGCGTGTACTCCATGATGCACGTCGCCCTCGGTTTTGGTCCCTCAACCGATATTAGCAGTCGGGATGTATCACCTGGACGAAGCGGGAAGAACACGCTGTCCAACGTCGGGGCGAGGAAACCACCGGAACCTTTGACCGTATGGTTAAGCATGTCGAACGAGAGCGTGACGCCCGTGTAGTATGCTGCGGAAGTCGTGCTCAGTTCCACCACCGCCTGTTCCTCTGGAAGATTGTCATTGTCCATGTAGTAGATGCGGACCCGTTGCGCCGTGTCCACGGTGATATCCAATTTGGACGGGTAGAACTCCCTGTTACCGTAGAACAACGGCGCCTCTACTTTATAGTTCGCATACAAGTCGGACGCGCCACCGCCACCCGTGAGACGGAAGCCCACCGATTCCTTGTTGTCCGCATACATGAACGGGTCATCACAGTAGACCGAGCATTTCACCGAAGCGATGGTCAAGCCGCTACCCTCCCACACGTCCTTCCATGCGCCGACCGTGAGAGTACCCCGAAACCACCCTTTCTGCACCCTCCACGAGACTTTCAGGCTACGCCCATGCAAGCCTCCGAGATAACGTTTCGACTCCCTGATTTCATCCAATGCGCCCACCGTGAACAACGTGAACGATATGGTGCGGGAACCGAGATACGCGCGTCCCAGCGTATCCCTCAACGTCGTGTCATACGACCCGTTGAAACCAGGCGCGGTCGTATGTGACAGCGAGGGCGACGCCTCCCCGATTTCAAGACTGGAACGTTCCAGCCATAAACCGTGTTCGTCTATCGGATTACCGTCAACGTTCAGCACGAAATCACGTTCCACAGGCATGAGCGTTCGTGCGATGGGCGGGCATACACGTTTCATAATCAAGCCTCCCTATCGGCCTTCAAGGCCAGCTCTTCGTCAATGTCATCGATCATTGCGATTGCGAGGTCGCGGCCTGTCGTGGTCAGCACCCACTTTTTGCCGCTCAAAGCGTTCGCCATGACAAGGCTCAACGCCTCCATGTCCACCGTACCCGAACTTCCAATGCCGTTCGTACCCGTATCGTAGGAGCGTGTGGCCGTGCTGACAGTAGGTGCGGGCGTGACGCTCGAAGCCATGCTGTTGACAGCACTCACGTTCGCCTGCGCATCTACGTCATTGATCGGGTCGAACAGGCCGGTGATATCCGACACCGTGTCCTTCACGTCGCCAAAACTATCCTTCAAGCCTTCGTTCAAACCACCCATGATGGCGTTACCGGCCGGAACCAGAAGCTTCCTATCGTAGCTGATAGGACCCTTGTGTTCCTTGATCCAGTCGCCGATGCCACCGACGAACGAGGTAACGTTCTTCCAAGCGTTCTTCAAACCGGACAGAAGACCATCGAGAATCGACTTACCAGCATTCAACAGCCACGAGCCAGCGTTCGAAAAGAACTCTTTCACGCGGCCGGGTAGTCCCTCCACGAACCCAATGATGCCGTCCACGCCATTCTTCGCGGCGTTCTTCATACCGTTCCAGATGTTGCCGAAGAACGATTTGATACCATTCCACGCACCGTTCCAGAAGCCTTTGATGCCGTTCACCACGTTGGAGATAACACCGGACACGGCGTTGATGGCCGCGCTCACAAGTCCCTTGATGGCATCCCAGACGCCACCGAAAATCTGCTTGATGCCATCCCACGCCTTACCCCAATTGCCGGTGAACACGCCCGTGATGAACGTGATGATACCTGTCAACACTTCGATAACGCCCTTGATGGCGTTCGTAATGCCTTCGATGACCGGCTTAACGTTGTTGATGATGGTCTGCGCGAGATTCACGAAAATGGGAATCACCTTCTGGATGCCGTCAAGCAACGGCGGGATTACGGAGCTCAGGAAATTGCTGATGGCGTCGAACAACGGTTGGATGGCGGGCATGAGCGTATCCACCACGGTCGTGATGATCTGCTGGATGACCGGTACCAATTGGTCGATTGCCGCACCGATTTGGTCGATGATGGCTTGAATCGTTGGCATGTTGTCCTGTACGATGCCAACGATCTGATTGATGAAATCCATGAGCGGCGGTCCGACCGTGTTCACGATGTCGGCGATCATGCCGCCTATCTTGTCGAACAATCCACCGATGATGGTACCCAACTGTGTGATGATTGGTGACACAGCCGCCTGAAGACGTGTCCACACCTCCATGAATTGAGCGATATAAGGTGCCACGGCTCCAATAACCTTGGAAACACCCTCGATAAGCCCTCCAAAAGCGTTGCTGAAGCCTTGAGTCACGTTACCCATGTAAGTGCCCACGTTGCCCGCGATAGGGGCCAGCATAGGCTGTATGCGCGTCCAAGCATTACTCAATGGTTTGAGAGCGTTATCGAACGCCGACTGAATCGAGGCCGGGTCGAACGCCGCCGTGAACGTTGACATGAACGACGAACCGATTTCGGACGCCGTAGCCTGAATCTGCGGACCGTTAGATTGGAAGAACGAAACCACGTTCGTGATACTGTCCGCGACAGTGCTCATAGCATCCGTCACGGCCGGTTTGAAAACATCAAGTAAAGCGGATCCCGCCTTCACGACAGAGGCCTGAAGATTGCCCAACGCACCATCGAACGTCTGCGTGCTCTTAGCCGCATCTTCCGCCGTATCTGACAAACCTAGATCGAGAAGCGCCTGATTGAACTCGTTCGCCGTGATTTCACCTTTAGCCATGGCTTCACGGAAATCACCCGTATACGCGCTGTTCTTCAGCATTGCCTCCTGAAGCTTGCCGGAAGCACCAGGAATTGCATCTGAAAGCTGATTCCAGTTCTCGGTTGTCAGTTTTCCGGCACTCGCCGTCTGGGTCAACGCCATGGACACGCTCTTGAACTCGTTCGCGCCGCCACCGGCGACGGCCGTAAGATTACCGGCCGCTTCTGCAAGCTTGTCATAGTTCGGCACGCCGTTCGCCGCCAACTGTGCGGTGGCGTTACGGATATCACCAAGGTTGAACACGGTTTGGTCCGCATACTTTTGGGTGCTGTCCGTCAACGCCTTGATCTTGCTGTCATCCACGCCGGCGAACTTCAACGTGGAGCCGAACTTGTTCGCGGAGTCGGAAGCGTCCACCATCTCGCTGACAAGACCGCCTACCGAATCAATGACCTTGCCGGTCACACTGGAGGCGATGCCGGCGACGGCACCCCAACCGGCGCTGAACGCCTTGCTGAAACCACTGCTCTTCTTCGAGGCGTTGTCCTGCGAGTCGCCGACGCTTTTCGTACTCGACTTGATACGCTCGTTCGTCTTCTCGACGGTGGCCGCGCCGGCCTCGTACTGCGACGTATCGATCTTGGCATCAAGTTCGATGCTGCCGATATCCGACATAACCGCCTCCTACATCATCCACGTCTCAAACGCTTGTTCATATCGCTCTCGAAACGCTTGTCCGCTTTCTTGCCCGCAACGGCCGCATTCACCGACTGTCGCATGTCCATACACGATTTTACCCGTTGCACTTCCATGACTTTTCGGCCCGCATGAAGCATACGCCGGTAAAAGTCCGGGGTCATCCGGTTCATCATGTACGCTTCGACCGCACCCCAGCCATACATGATGCCGAACTCAGCCAACTCCAAGTCCACGTCATCGTAGCCACGCCGATTATCCCGCGTATGAGAAGAGCGGAAACGCTGTAGACGCTCCCGCTCTTCAGGGGTAATCATTTCACCCCAATCAGCCATTCTTCACCTCGACGCCCTGCATGGCGAGCTTGATCAATTGGTCCATGACCTGCCTGTACACGTATTCGCTCTTCGACTTCGTGGCCCGCGCCCACGCCTTAAAATCATCGTTCGGGCTGATGAGCGGGACAACCATGTCATCCATCATCTTCGACGCCTGAATGAGACTCTTCGGGTCGGACCCAAGCATGTCGTTGAGGTACTGGATACGGTTGCGCTGTTTGATGATATTGTAGTAATCCTTCGTGCCGACCGGACGAATCGTGTACACGGTGCCGTCGATTTCTACCCGCTTGCGGCGCAACGCCTTCGACGTGTCGAACACCGGCATGTCTTCGAGAACAACATCATCGTCCGTGGTGTCGTAGTCTTCGAAATCCGTGGACTCGTAGTCTTCGAAATCAGTGGTTTCGGGTTCTTCAACCATGATGCCTCCAAATATGAGTGAACCGCCCAATCAAGGCGATTGGACGGTTCATATTATACCGGTGGCCTGGGACGCGACTACTTGGTCGCAGTGGTCACGGTGATGTGCAGCGTCTTCTCGATGGTGCCGACCGTGACGGTGGCGGTCGCCGTACCGGCCTTAACGCCGGAGACATGCACCTTGCCTTCATTGGTGACGGACACGGCCGCAATGTTGGATTTGTCAACCGTGACGGACGGCGTGCGCTCGGTCGCGTTCTCCGGAACCACGCCGATTGTCACGTCAACGTTCGCGCCGGTCGCGACGGACACGGTGCCGGGGTTGAGCGTGAAATCGGTGGGGTGAACCGGAATCGGCTCATACCGACCAGTTTTCGGATTGTAGAGCGTCGGTTCGTCCAGAGAGCCTTCACCGAAGATGACGGCGGGCACATCACCCGGAATCATGCTGATCTGAAGCTCCACCTCGAACGGATCCGTGAGGTTCACGTCGAACTCACCACCGTTGGCGATAAGCGCGTTCGGAATACGAATATCCTGTGAGGAATCCATATCGCACGCATTATGGATTACCACGGTAACCGGGTCGGTGGTACGGCACTCGTTCGCGCCGAAGGAAACCTGACCCGGCGTGTAATCGTCATCGGTCTCATGGCCCTCATACTTGAACTTGCCGGCCTTCCACAGGTTCGGGAAGATACGCCCAAGGAAGCGGACGGACGGGATGATGACCGTGATTGTGGCGGACAGTTCGTCGTATGCGCCGTTCGGCACGTTGAACGTACCCGCCTGCGAACTGATTTCGGTTGTGGACGGTGTGACGGTGATGGTACCGATTTCATCCGCAATGCATTCGGACGGAATGCGTTCGGAATCGATATACACCTCTTTCTTGCCGACCAGTCTGTATTGAGTCATAATGACCTCCTACGTAGGTTGTTTGCACTTGCAAGCGAACGACACAAAGGAAATGCCGTCTACCCCATTACTTTACTCGATGGCCTCGTAATCCTCCAATGAAGGCAGTTCACCAGACAACTGGTATGACACCTGAAGCGTGATGGTCTTCACCCACCGTCCTTCAGAATCAACCGCCTCCAACGTTTCCGCTTGGGACGCGGACACGCTGATCAGCTTGTACGACAGTTCGATAATCGGATGACACGACAGCTCGCACATGTCCGGAAGCACGTTGTCGCACCAGTCGTGGATATGAGCGTCAAGAAGCCCCTGATACACCACGTCATCGGCGCGGGTGCTTATGGTGATGGTCGCCGTCTTCACGGCATGGTTGGCCGCGCCATCCGTCATGTTCACCCATACGCCGGTATCCGCCGAAACGGAACCATCCGACAACACGGGCGACGTGCCGAACCAGATCGTGTCACCATACTTGCCAAGTCCCGCGTTCTCCAATGCGAGGGCAAAAGCCAAATCCAACATGCGATCCTCCTACATCTTGTCCGTGAAATACGAGTCCGCCTTGGACTGCACGCTCTGCCCGGCACGCTTCAGATAGAAGCGGGTGGACGGGTGAAGCTTGTTCTCATACTCACGACGTTTAGCATACGGCACGTCACCGCCGCCGAACGTCACCTTGCCCTTCAAACCGGACTCCATCTTGAACCTGCCCGAGTTGACTAGTACACGGTTCTTCTTCGGCGCGTTCAACACCGCCTGTTGGTGAATGTCAGACAACATGCGTGCCAGACCTTTCCGCATGATCTGGGTGCCCTTGATTTTCCAACTCGGATTATAGATGAAACGGTATCCCATCACGCACTCTTCCTTCCAGCCGGAACAGCCATCACGGACACGAACGGAAGGACACCCAGGTCGAAATCATCACCAAGACTCACCTGATTGATACGATATCTGTGTCCATTCAGCACAAGATTCATACCCAACAGCATGTCCGGGTCGGACACGTACTCAGCCGGAAGCGTACCGGTTTCGATATGGAAACGGCGTTGAAGATTCCGACTGTTGTAGTCGGTGAAATCGTCGGAAGCGGTCTGGGTCTTCACCATGACGTTCAGCACGGCCACGACCTCGCTTTTCAACCCAGGTGCGGCCGGTTTCGACAAGTCGCACGCGCGGGCCATCGCCGGAAACAGTTCGAACGGATCGCATTCACTCACAGGCACTCAGCCTCCCCCAGCCAGTACGGACGCTTCACACACTGGTGCGGCGTATCAATCATGCCAAGCACGCTCCACCCGTCGCACAGCCGCCAATCGTCAAGCAACGACTGGAATCCCTGCAACGCGCGGCCGAAAGGCGTCAACGCGGCGGAACCGTCCGTGTACGTGACGTTCACATCCTCGATGGCCTTGCTTTTCACATGATTGTCGCCGTTATCCGCCTTCGACAGTTCCACGATAAGCCGGGCGATGAACGCCTTCACGGCATACGGGTAGTCCTTGAAACCATGCGTGCCATCCACGTACACCATCGTGCCGACCGCAACCGGATTGCCTTCTAGGGTGATAGTACGTCCAAAACGGCCCATAACGGCCCCATCCTCGGTATAAACCTCATGGTCTGGTGTAAACGTATAGGCCACGTCCTTCGAGCCGATACGGGCCTTTCTCACATTCGTGAACCAGTAGGGGAGTTGGACGGTCAGACCGTCATACGTCACATAGCCGACCACGTTCACGCCTTCCGATTCAGGTTCGAACGCATCACACGTGTACTTGGCGAGCGACTTCAACGCGGACGGAAGGAACACGGCGAACAGGCCGGTGAACTTCGGCTGGAACGCATCCATGTCATCCTTGGTGAAAACCATCGGGTACCTCCCTGAAAAAAAACGATTGTGCCCGCCTCCCATGATACAAGGAGGCGGGCACAAGACGATCCTGTAAATCACGCCTTCAACGCGGCGATGACCTCGTTCACCTTCGCCACGGTAGCCGCAAGTTCCGCGGAGGTCGCAAGTTCGGTGAGCGCCGCGATTTTAGACTTGGCTTTTACAGCGGCGACGGCCTTCGCGTCCGTATAGGCGTCCGTGAAATCGAAACCTGATCCATCGGCTTTCACGGCGATGGTCTTTCCGTTGGCGGTTGCCGCAGAGTATGAGGCGAGGTTGCCGGGCGTGATGCCGTTCGCGGCTGCGAGAACAGTCTTGCCGGTGTTGCCGACCGGAAGATACGCCGTGGCACCCTTGTTGTCCAAGCTGATGACCACGTTCCTCTTCGTCTTGTCCACTTGGAGGGCACTGTCCGTCGTAGCGAAGGCAACCGGGTTGCCGTTTTTATCGAGGAAAACAATGTCCTTGACGATATTCCCCTCGGAGCCTGACGGCTTCACGTCAACCAGACGCGCAAGCATCGTCGCTTTGTTCGGTTCACTCATGTTGAACCCCTTTCAAAAGTTCAATTCCAATGGTTCAAAGTTCAAAGGCCGGACAGTGTTTTGAACCATCCGGCCTTTGAACCATCACCGTCAGGCCTTCTTCACGATGACGGCGGCGCTGTTTTCCTTGGCGAGACCGCCACCGGCGTACAGCTCCTGCAAGTACTCGTTGGTGTTGGTCTGAAGCGCGAAGTTGGTGAACGCCTCGATGGACGTGTCACCGACCACATCGTAGTTGGACGGCGTGAAGATGACGCCCAGAGCGGTCGCGTCATCAGTGTCATACCACCATTCCGGCGTGATGATCTGGGAGACACCCAGCACGCCGGCCAGACCCGCGTTACCCAACGGCAGAAGGCTACGGCCGTTGGCATCGAGGGACAGCAGCAGTTCAGCCACGGTCTCGGACTTGGTTACAAGCACCTTCGCGCCGGAAGCCTTCACCTTGGCGGCGGCACGAACGAAGTCGTACAACAGTACGCCGTCAGCCGCATGCTCCTGTGTCTTAGCGAACTTGTTGCCAGCCCACTCAGAATCCGAATCCTTCGAGTCGGTGAGAATGGAACGGAAGTGGCTCATGTCCGCATCGAAGGAACCAAGCACGGCCTGCTTCTCGATGGTCTGGATGATACGGTTCGGAAGCTCGGACAGCACGTACTTCACCAGAGCGCCCGGACGCTGGGTCTTACGCACATCACCCTTGTTCAGGCGAATGTACTTGTACGTGTATTCCGCGTTCAGGGCACGCTTGATAAGCGTGATGGTCTCTTCCTTCTTGCTGGTGCCGTATGCGGACGGAGCGTAACCGTGGGCGCGGCCCGCATCGGTGCTCAGGTCGGTGCTGTTCGCGCCGATGGTCAGCGTGTCCAGACCGGTCTTGTTGAACAGAGGCCACAGGCCGGACCCGCGGGTGTTCAGAGCATCCTCGATGACGGAGATGGCTTCGGTCGGAATCAGCTTGGCTACATCATCCGGATCGATGCCGAACGAGGCGGTATCGCCCATCTTGGAGGCGACGGTCTTCGCCCAACGATCGTTGAACGCCTTCACTCCGAGGTTGTCGGTGTCGCGAAGGTCGCGCTCGAAGGCCACGAGGGCGTCTTTGGAATCAAGCCACGTCTTGCGGTCGTGACCGAAGGTGGCGACATTGCCGGCCGGCTGTGAGCCTGGCGGGACGATACGGTTGAAGCTCATACCGTTTCCTTTCTTGCTGTTGGAAGACGTGACCGGAGCCGGGTCATCGGAAGCGGGCGGAACATCCGTGCCGCTGGGATCATCCGTGGAACCATCCCCGGACTTCTCGATGTACTTGGCGATGGACTGTTCCACCGCATCGGAAATGACGCCTTCCAGTTCTTCCGCCTGATCGGAGGTGAGGCCGAACTTGGAGGAAATCTTGTCGCTGATATTGGTCATGGCATTGTCTCCCTCATGTGAGTTGACGCTTCGGAGCGCGGCCCTTTGGTCGGCCCCCTTGTATACTACGCTGATTTCGACAAGCTGCGCATTCGTGATGACGCCATCCTTGTCGGGTTTGTGGAAGTAATCGATACTGATGCTGAACGAGTTGGTGAGAGCCCCATCCTTCGCCAACTGGTAGACAAGTTCGCCGGTCTCTACGGTAGCCAGCTTGGCTACGGCCTCCATACCGTCTTCGTCCACAGTGAGCTTAGTGATGACACCGGCCTGCTTTCCGATGTTCCACGAATGATCGATGAGCAACGGCAATGCCAGCTTATCGTCATCCGTGAGCTGCGATACGAGCTTCTTCGAACCGTCGATGAGCGGCGCTTCGAGGGTGCTCAGGTCAACGGTCAACCCGTTGTCCATCCGCTTGCCGGAATTAGCTAGGAACACCAGCTCCCTTTCACCGGACAGTTTCGCACTACTTCCGGCGTCAAGGTTCAAGCTACCCATAGCAACCCCTTTACTGTCGTGCGCGGTCTTGAATGGCCTTATGCGCGTTATCACGCCCATGATAGCAAGCCAAACCGACTATTTCATAATCACACAGCGCCTTGCAGTTCGGGCATTTGAACTGCGCGTGCGAACCGGTCTCCAGCTTTCCGAGGAAACGTCCGCACTGCTTGCATGGAATGGGAACCATCATCATTCATCCACCACCTTGAACGTGGCGACGCAACGGCACCTCGGATGTCCCGAAGGCGTCTGCATGTCCACGAAATCGTTCGCGTATATCTTGCCTTCGATGACCTGCACGCCGCCAACCGGCATGAACGATTCCTCCAATGGAATCGCCTTGCCGTTCTGCGCCGCACAGAAGGGGCACGGGTCCGAAGCGGTCGTGTTCCACACCTTCACCATCTTCACGCTCAGGTTCGTGGACAACGCCTCAGCCGAAAACAGGGAGCCTATGCGCTGCGCGTTCACCATTTCGTTAACGGCGAGGAGCTTCGCACGGTCTCCGTCAACGAAACGGTTCAACGCCTTCTCGATGTCGTTCTCGGTCCACTCGTTCGCGTTGGCTTCGGCCAACAGCTCCTGAATGGCGTTGCGGCCGTTCGCCGTGAAATCGTCGGCCACATGGGTGACACGATCCCGATAGGCGGCATGGTAGTCGGCGGGCAGTTCGTCCCACACGTACAGTTTCGACACGTCAACGCCGTATGAGTCGAGTATGGCCTGCACGTCCTGGTGGGTGGCCGCATACTCTTTGACAGCCTCCATGAGCGGCTTTCCAGTCTTCTCCGCATACGCCTTCACCTGCGGGACAAGCGCCTCAAAAATGGCGTTGGACAGTTCCGTGGAGATGACGCCGTACGGATCTTCGTACTCGCCGGACGCGAACGAACCGGAACGCACCTGGGAGATGATTTTCCTCAAGGCTTTCTTTGCCACTCCAAGGGCCGTATAGTATGCAACCCTCTCACTAGGTCGGATACGGTATGAAAACCCGTCAGAGAGGCGTACAGACCCCTTTTTGGACGTACTGAGAAGACCCCCAATCTCAGCAAGGTCGTTTTCGTCATCGTCGGACGGGTCATCGTCTTTTGGGAGCGCGTTCGCCGCCGAACCGGGATTGATGTTCAACGCCGGCGTCGTATCCTTCATCGTCACGCCAAGACGGCCCCACGAATCATCCAAACCAAGCGCCTTCGCCACTGCAACCGGGTCGCCGCCATTGTTGACCAAAGCGAGGAACGTCGTGGCCTTCACGTTCTCGGTGTCTGCCTTCGCCTTCTCTTCATCCGTGCGGGTCGGCACGTCCAGGTCGAATGTGATGTCGCATCCGAGTCCACCGGTAAGACGATCCAGCTCGAACTTGAACTTGTCCCACACCGACAGAAGAAGCGGGTGAAGCGTGTTGTCCACAAACGTGCGTTCCGCCTGTTCCGCGTTCGCATACGTCTGACCCGAATCGATACCTCGCACGATATCCGGCACGGCCAGAGCGTTCGCCATGCGACGGTTAACGATATCGTCGAGGCTAGCCAGATCAAGACTGTCGTTCGCCTGCTGAAACGGCGTCCACGAAATCTTCGACACGTCCGAAGGCTTGTTCGTGGACGGGTCCACCGGAACCATGTTGTACAGAACGCCGTTCGCGTTGTCCGCACCCCTGAAGCTGTCTTCGATACGCTGCTTGTTGCGCTGGAAGTCCTGCGGGTCGTTGGACACGATGCTCAGCATTCCGGCCGGCACCGCCCCGTTGCAGAAGTACCCGCGTTCGTAGTCGGCGATGAAATCGTCCACGCTAGCCCACTTGGATACGGTCATGCCGGGGGACACGGTTCGAGTCGGATCAACCGGATGACGGCTGTATGCGAGGCTGATGATCTCGTTCTGGGTGAACGTGCGCGTCTCCACATCCCCGTCCGGCAACGCCACGTCCGCCTGCACCGTGTACGTGGAACGGTTCGAGGAATACGCCCGAGAACCTTGTGGAAGGAACGTGTAGCCGGCGATGCTGTCCGGCTTGATGTCGCCGCCCGGCACGATGGTGTCGCCCGAGCGGGTCCATACGAGAATGTCCAGATACGGTTGCGTGAGGATGCTTTGGGCGATGAAATGCGCGAACTCACGGTAGCTGAACATGCTGTTAGGCGTGTAGAGCGCCTGCAATGCCGCAGGTTGCGGATCCATGCGCTCGCCGTCAGCGTCGATGGCGTATGGCACGACCGAGCTGAAACGGTTGGCTATCGCCGTCGTGTACGGAAACAGGTTGTCGAACGTGTCATGGAACGGGATGGCGTTGAAGCCCATGCTCTTCCACCCGTACCCCAACGGTGTCATCTCACGGCTGGGAGCATCCGCCCTTGACAGCCTGCTTGTGGATACGCCGGCACCAAGCCAACGTAGGAAACTTTCTCGAATGGACATTGCCGACCTCCAAGGTCTTCGTGGCTGATGGTTCACATCTCGATTCTAGCAACCGCCCGACACAATCTGAGAGGCGATGTTAGATGTTAAGTGTCACAAAAGGGCTGGGTGACTTGGGTGGGTTACTTTGGGGTTTATCTTTTATATACTCTTTTTTTTCTCTTTTTTTCTTAAGAATTTTTGAACAGAGTACGGAGTCACCCAAGTTACCCACATTGACTTAGCCCTACTCTCGTATGTCTTTAGACCGGGTGACTTGGTGGGTGACTTTGGGTGACTTTGCTTCAAGTCCCCTAATGTTTCCTGAACGTTACCTGAAATTCGGGGTCAAAATAGGTAACTTGGGTGACCTAAAAAACCACCTCACCCAATGTCACCCAAAGTCACCTCACTTCGAAACGAACATAAAAAATGTTCATTTGGTGTTACACAACCACGTTCCATGAAGGCATCCTCGGAGGTCTGTACGCGGATAGGAGCACCGCGTCCGCAAGGTCGGGGGACGCGCCGGCCACGGCCTTGAAGTCCGACTTAGACTCGACCGCACGCCTGCCCTGCGCATCCAGCTTCCAGCCACGCCCCGTCAGCTCGGCACACAGATCCTCAAGCTGAGGCATCGCCGCATTCAAGTTCAATTCATGTCTGGAAATCGAACCGGCGAAATTGAACCACATCTCACTGTTCGCATTCGGATATTTGCGCGGTTCAACGGCCTTCTGCGCGAAGTTCACACCCACAACAGGCACGCCCCACTCGCGCAACAGGTCGGTTACGCCGCCACCCACGCCGGTATCGTCCACATGCACGGCGGTCGCGTTCACCTCAACCGCATACGCCTTCACACGCCGCGCCGTCTCCGGTATCGACGCATGACGCCACGAGTCCACACGCCACACGACATTCCCCCAACAATCGGCCATCGCGGTACGGTCGTTGCCATACCGGGCGATATCCACGCCAAGCACATGCGAGGCGTTGGAAGGCGGAGTGTCCGTCAACGCGGCGTCCAGCTCGGTACGGCTTATGATCTGGTTGTTCGTCGTGTTGTACGGACGGCCAAGCCATGTGTGTGCGAACTCGGGGGAGCCTTCCGCCGCCTCTACCTGAAGACGAATCGTGTCGTTCAGCAAACCGACCGCCTCCATGTCCTTGTACGTCGTATGACAGTAGTAGGTCATCGCCTTGTCACCCGGCGTGGGGCTGGATACGAACCGGCGCATCACCGGATCATCCTCGGTCAGCGGGTTCCAGGTGAAGATAAGATACGACCCTTCCTTGCGGATGGTCGGTATAAGCGTCTCCAATGATGGTTTCGTGATGGTCTGCGCTTCCTCCACCCAACAAATATCCACGCCTTCCGTGCTCTTGATGGTCTGCTCGTTGTTGTGCAGACCCTTGAACATGATGACGCTACCGTTATCATGCCGAATCTCGTCACGGGTCACGGTGAACCCGGCCAGCCCGTACCCGTCGATAAGATCAACGAGAAGCCGTTGCACGGATTCCGTAATGCTGTTCTGGAACTCACGGGTGCATAGGACACGGGTGCGTGTCATCGAGCAACGTAGCAGAATGCTTATCGCGGCCGTCGTAGACTTGCCGGACGAACGACCCCCGCTCAACGCATAATACCGGTACGGAGATGTTTCCTCGCCTTGCAGATACCAGAATAAAGGCCGAAACGGTTTCGGCACTTTCAGGCGCTTCTCCATATTGCCTCCAGAGAATGTTGAAGCCCGCCGTCCAGCGGCCTGAAGCCAAGGCTGAAAGGCGGGCTTTCCTACTATCGATTCTAGTCAAGCAACAGCCGAACCAGATCATCCAACGTCATGCACACAAGCTGTTCGCCCATGCGATCCGGGGTCATGCCGATTCCACGGCGTTTGACCACGGCCACGCCGCACAGGGCACCGTAATGCCCGGCCTCCGTCCTGGCTTCGCGTAGGTATTGCGGTATGCGTAGCGTTGACTCGTTCTTGCATTCCACGGCGACAAGGCTACCTGCCCTCGTATGGACGTTTCCCACGTCGCCCCTATCCTTGGAGCCACCCATAGGTATACGTTCCACAGCGGGCTGATTAAGGGCCTTTTTGAGGTAATCCACGGTCGCCTGTTCAAAACTACTCCCCGCACGCTTCGCGGATGTACGGTTTCTGGACATTCCTGTGCTCCGTTTCCTTCACATGATCCAGCATGTTGAAATAACCATAGTACGTGTTGCCGCATGAACACGTGTATGCGATGGTGTCTCCGAACACCTGTTCATGGTCGATGTGATGTCCCATTGTCCTACTCCTGTTCGAATATCCGCAGGCCGCATGTGCGGCCATCCTTCACCCTCAAGGTTAGGACACCGGGATTGCTGTACTCGCCGTTCGAACGGGTCAACCAGTCAGAACCGCATTCCAAGGCGGGACACCCGTATATGACGCGCCCACGGCTTTCCTGCACGGTCAGATGGTGGAAGTGACCGTGCAGGACGATCGTGGCGTCACGATAGATCGTGTCACGGATGCCGCCCGCCTGTTGCGCCACCCAATCTCCCAGCTTCGTGACCTTCTTCGCGTAATGACCGTGAAGCATGGCGATATGAACGCCCTCCACCTCCAAGGCGAGACCGTGCGCCAACGGCTGTTCGGTCAATACCGTGACACGCTCCCTGAAACCACCATCCAACAGATCGATGGCGTCGCCGATGGTCTTGATTAGAGCCACGCCCCAATCGCCTGTACCGTTCACCTGACCGTTCATCAAACGTTCCTCGCCATGATTGGAGCGGACGCCTGCCAACGTGAGATGAGCGCATAATGGTGCGAGCGTGGTCACATATTCCATGAGGATACGCCCGGCCACGCGCAATTGTTCGGATTGCGGCAAATCGTTCGTGCTCGCCTGGGACGTGGACGTGTGATTGTTCGTGCCCTCGCAGATGTCCCCGAGATCAGCCACCACGATTTCACGCGGACGCTCACGCTCGCACAACGCCTTCAATTGTCCAAGAATGTTCTCGCACCGTTCGATAAGCTCCATCGTCCCACCGTGCGCCTCCCCCGCCTTGCCGGTCTGCATGTCGGCAAGACAGACGATAAGCGGCAAACCCTCGCACGGTGCGTCATGCACCGGATCCACGCCCTTGAACGGCGCGGCCAACCATGCGGCCACCGCATCATCCTTGTTCCGCTTATGGAAACCGAAGTAGATGCTGCGCTTGTCATCATCATCGGTATGACACCAGATTTTCTTCGACCCGGCATCCAGACACCATTCGGCCGGATCCAATCCAGCCAAGCGCAACAGGTCATCATCGTTACCGATAAGCGACGTGGATACGAGACCCGTAGCGGCGGTGCCGTTGGTCGCGCCCATCTCCACGTGCGGCCGGTATTCCGCCTTCAGACGATTGTTCGCCTCACGGATCGCATCCTTCTTCAGCTGCGACTGGAGATTCTCAAGACTCATGGACAGTCCCTTCCAAACGGCGCCTGAGACTACGCAACGACCCGTCCGTCGTGTCCAGTCCGTTCGCCTTCAGCACGCGCAACAGGCTGGACACCGAATAGGACGGGTCGATAATCAGCGACGTGAACTCCTCCCACGCGATATCATTCGACTCACACCACCGACGATACCTGAAGTCGGCATCAGTGCGGGCCATGTCATCCTCCACTTGGGCTTTCAATGTTTTGAAATCAATCATTTCTCAATCTCCCTACTGTCATCCGGGAACTCGACCGTGATCTGAGGCGGGGCGGCAACCGATACGGACTGTTCCACCGCCTGCAACGGTCGCCCGTCGATACGGTCGGACAGTTTCTCGATGGCGTCGATACGCGCCTTGCCTTCCAGCTTCATCGCATCACTGATGGCTGTCAGAGCCATCATCTGCGCCGTTGTCAAACCATCTTTCCCGGACTCTTCATCCAACTGTTCGGCGGTCATGCGAAAGTAGCGGCGCAACTGCTCCGGGTATGAGTCGGCCGGGTTCCAACGACCGGTGCGGTTGATGGTCCACGGCCTGTCGCCAAACCCGCCCTTGCCGGTGGGATTGGCATTGTATTTCTGCTGATGCTTGCTTTTGACCGGCATTGCTAGCCTCCAATCAGATAAGCCGTCCATTCTCTAGAATACTTGGAGAATGGACGGCATGAACGTTTACTCTTCGGCGGAGAGACGCTGCCAGTCAACACCAGACAGTCTCAGCGTC